TCTTCCCATAAACAAAGTACAAATTTATACTTCGGGGGGTTTGTTGATAACCACAGTAGTATCTGTTTTAATAGTTTCTTCATTATTGTTTTCCTCAGGGGTTTTTGTTTTTGATTTTTCGTCCTCAACAGGTAATTCTTCTAAGGTTGATCTAGTTTCATTATGAGCAACAACAGTATAACTAGCATTTACAGTAGGAGGAAAACTTCTTTCTGTATCAGGGGTCTTAGCATAAAATACATCTTCATAAAGTATATCTGCGTTTATCCAAGTTTTCTTTAACCACTTTTTTACTACATTAATTGTCATCGTAATCCCTTTCTAATATCATTTCTAAATAGTGTATTGCTTTTTTTATATCTTTTTCTTTGCCTTTCTTAGTGTGGCGACAAATATATTTAATTGCATTACCCTCAGCAAAAGGAAGTTTGTTTTCATTTATAAACTCAGCAGGTTGTATCTTCATACCTTTGTAATGATCTCCGTCTACTTGAGTATTTAAACTGTCGTAAGTAGAGCCTTTAAACATATCTTTATTTGGCATTTCCACTCCATAATATTGGTTGTTTCTTTTTAAAATCGTAATCAGTATTTCTTAGTATTCTAGCTAATCTAGCTTGTACTAAAGCATCTTCTTCTGTTAGTCCTTGTTTTTTGTAGCACTCTTTAACTATGCTCCATAAATTCTTTTTTCTATCTAAAGTCTTTTTAGTTTTAACTTCTCCGTATGTAGGAGCTCCTTTGTAGTTATCTGTAGCATCGCCTACAAGTATTTGATAATAAAAATTATAATCAGCTTGTTTTTTAGTTATGCCATAAAATTCTTTAAGAGTTGGATTGTAATGTAAACCTGCAATTTGATTTAAGTCTTTATCAATACTACAAATAACTTTATTACCTTTAATAATTTTAGATGTAGCAAGTATACCTAAAATATCATCAGCTTCTAATCTAGGTCTAACATATCCATTGTATTTTTTAAAAATGTAATCCCTACAAAATTTAAGAGTTAAAGGCTTTCTTTGTTTAGTTCTGTTTAATTTATAATCAGGGTATATTTCTTTTCTAAAATTATCTTTATCGCTAAACGCTGAGATAAGTTCTTTACATTGTGTATCTTGTTTGAGTGTATGATAGTAGTCGTCAATTTTTCTAACACAATCTTTCTCGTCAGAGTGCAGTGTCCATATTGCAAACTCGTCTTCGTGGTGTCCCCATCTAATAGGTTCTTCTGTAGCAAAGGCTACTTGATAAGCAACTACATCTGCATCAACTAATAATGTACTCATTACGCACTTCCTTTTGGTTTTATATTATTTAAATTAACGTGTATGACGTTTCCGTCTCTATTCTTTATTTTGTTTCTAAAATCATCTTGGTCAAAATCTTTTTCTTGAGCTTCTATAATAGGTAATACTCCTAAGTATGCTCCATGTTGTTCTATTGTTTTAAGAAAACCTGAAAGAATAGAACCTACTTGAACAGCAGGACTGTTGATCATATCCTCAGGGTGTTCGCCATCGTTATACTTTTCAAAGATACTATATTCAATTTTATCTTTTGATTTAGCATCTTCTTTATCGTGAAGAACAATTATAACTTGCATTTAAGCTCCTTTAATTTTGCCCACCAAGTATCTGCTATTTTGTATAACTCGTTAGGCGATTTACTGTTTGATTTTTTTGCATTACAAGAATGGCAAATAATCCAAATGTTTTCTTTGCTGTATCCTCTATCTGCATTTAATCTATCTACAGACGGAGAGTTGTCTTGCTTACCTTGTGGTACTAAAACTGTTCCACAACAAGGACAATGACTAGGTGTAATATTTATTAACTCATCAATAGTTAATCCACAATCGTGACCTTGACGTTTTCTTTGATTACATAAAGCGTTGGAAGCCCATTTTCTCCATTTAGCGTTAGTGGGTTTCAGCCCAACTTTTTCCAACACGGTATTCAGCTCCTAAGGGTACTCTTAATTTAAAGTGTTCTCCCGCTTCAATTATACTATCTACCGCTAATTTTCCTACTTCATCTGCTATTTCTGGTTTTGATTCTATTTGAAATTCATCGTGAATATTAGCTACTACAAATGCGTCTTTATCTTTTAATTTATCCCAAAGAATAATTAATGCTTTCTTCATAATAATTGCAGAGCAACTTTGATTTAAAGCATTTAACGCTGAGTGTTGTGATCTAATAGTTAATATTCTTTTATCAATAGCAACTAAGTATCCTTTACTTTCTACTTTATGATAAATGTCTTCTTTAATTTCTTGTAAGAAAGGTAATACTTTATAAAACTTTTCTAATACTTCTTTAGCCTCGTGCATAGAACAATCAAGTATTTCCATAACTCTCCGTGAGCTTGCTCCATAAAGTACTGCATAAAGTATTGTCTTCGCCAATGCTCTAGATTTTAAACCTAAGTTTTTTTGATTATAAGTATGTATGTCTCCATTTAAAATTAAATCGACATACTCTTGTCCACCTGTGTATTTATAAATATAATGTCCTAAACTTCTTGCTTCAATTCCACTAGCGTCAGCTCCAACCATTACATAACCTTTACTTGGTATAAATAATTCTCTGCATTCTTTTCCATAGGGAGAGTTAATACTAGGTACTTGTTGTAAGTTAGGACTACGACAACTCATTCTACCTGTTGTAATATTAGTAATATAATTACTATGTATTCGTCCATCTTTAACAACTTTTAACCAAGCATTTTTACCATCACTTAACATACCTAATCTTTTTTCTATTAATAAGTATTCATTAAGTTCTCTTGCCTCAGGATAATCTAAATGTCCTAAAGTTTCTTCATCTACTATTGGCAAACCTGTTTCAGAAAACTTTTTAGGTTTCCAATTTCTAAGTTCCATAAGTCTATTTGATATTTGCTGACGACTTGATGGATTAAATTTCATTGTTTTAGATTTTCTAATAGCAACACCTTTTTTATATCCAAACTTTTTATTATTAACTTTGGGAATAAACTCTCCTAAATCAACTTGCCAATCAGGAAATCTATTTTCTAATTGTAATTTTAAATCATGTGTTCTACCTAATAATTTTGAATGTAATTCTTGTGCTTTAGGTACATCAAAGCCAAATCCTTTTTCTTCTTGTTCTTTAAGAATGTTTGCTACTTCGTGTTCTAGTTCTACACTTTCTTTACTAAATCCTTTTTCTAAAAGTTTTTTATAAAGTAGAGAAGTTAGTTTTACATCTTGAATACAATACTCAAGCATATCTTTATTAAAATTTTTAAAGTCGTATATCTCAGCAAAATCTCCTTTATGAAAATTTAATCTTTGACCCCACGCTTTTAAACTGTGTCTACCAACTACTGATTTTTCAATGCGATTACTTGCCAACAATTTAAAGTCTACGCTATTGGCTATGTCAGGGTAGATAAGACGACTAAGGCATAGAGTATCGTGTACTAACTCAGGGCTATGAGAGTAGTCATACAAACGCTTTAAGACTGGGAGGTCGTATTTAATCACGTTATGTCCCACGACTAAGTTGTCAGCAAGTAAATCAATACCTTTCGGTATATCTCGTCCAATGAACGAAATTTCTTCTCCGTCTTTTTGCAAGACTAAGCAATGTACCTTTGTTGGATTAAATCCATCTGTTTCTATATCAAAAATTATTGGTTGTTTCATATTCTTTTAATCTCCCTGTTTCTGAATTGTATTGTAGTGTTGTTCCAATTCCTGTAATTCCTGCAAATCTATTCTTTAAAATTCTTACAGTTGTTTTTTTAGAATCGTTAGTATCTGAAGTTGATCTTTCGCAACCAATACAAATATCAGTTAGCTGACCTATTGAACCCGAACCTCTTAGTTGTCCTAAAGAAGTTTTTAATCCATCAGTATGATCTTTATTACCCTCAGGTCTTTTTAAGTGTGAGATAATTATTACACCAATATTTAATTGTTCTGTTAATGCTCTTAACTTTGTCATTAACAAATCAATAGTTTTTCTTTCATCGTTAGTTTCTAATCCACTAACAATAATAGATATATGATCTATAAATAAATATTCTATGTCTAATGCTTTTGCAAAATACTTTATCTTATTAATAATTGTATTTTCTTCTACTGATCCCCAATGATCATAAAGAAATACTTTTCCATTACCTACTGTTTCTTTGTAAGCAGTTTCTAATTCTGTTTCTGTTACATTTTCTCTATCTATGTGAATAGGTTTATTTAAATGTAATCCAATTATACCCTCACAAGTTCTTTTTAAACTTTCTTCAAGAGATATAATTCCAACTCTTTTGCCTGCTTTAATTAAATGATAAGCAATTTCTTTTGTCATTAAACTCTTGCCAATTCCTGAGCCACCACAAACAGTAACTATTTCTCTTTTTCTAATACCAAATAGTTTTCTATTTAATCCCTCGTATGGATAAAATGCAGTTGCCTTTTCATCTTCTTTTTTAATAACTTCCCAAAGTTCTTCTCCTGCAACAACACCATCAGGTCTATATGTTTTTGCTTCCCACATAGCTTTAATTACATCTGAACCCAAACCGTTAATTAACATTTCATTAACATCTTTTAGTTCAAAGTTTGCAATCTTAGCTTTACCTACTGTAAGAAGTTCTGCACATTTTTTAGCACACTCTTGACCTGCATCATCTTG